GTATGGCAGCGTCGGTCTTGACCAGCCTGAAGATGATGCAGATCTGACTGCATACTCAGACCTGACTGAATCTTGGGCAGTCGCTGCTGTGCAAGCCAAGCTTGGTGGTGCGGACAAGGTTGCTGAAATCGAATCTGCGCTCCAGGTACAAATCGATGTGCAGCGCACTCCTGTTTCAGGCTCTGGAGTTCCTTGGTAAGGAAGCTAGACTTGTTAGAGGAGGTGCGTTATGGCTGTCCAACCTGGGACGTACAACATCACGCTCCAGCGACGGGCTGATTACAGCGTGCTGCTGCAGTTCAAAGACAGCAGTGATGCTGTTATCAACTTGACTGGCTACACAGCTTATGCCCAGGTGTGGAACGAAGGTCGCACCACCAAATACGCTGATTTTGCGATTGCTTACACGAACCGCACCAACGGTCAGATCACGATCAGTCTGACGGACACGCAGACCGCGACCTTCATCGATGAGTTGCGGTATGACGTGTTGCTTGAAGATGGCAGCGGTAGCCGCGAGTATTACCTAGAGGGTGTGATCTTTGTAAGCCAGGGTTACACCGCACCATGACGACAGTAAACGTCACCACAACGAACAACACGGTTACGGTTACTGAGGACGGATCGTCAACAGTTGTTCAGAACCCAGTAACAACGACAGTTACAGCTTCGACGGCTGGGCCTCAAGGTGCATCTGGTGCTACCGGTGCACAAGGTGTCGCAGGACCCACTGGTCCGACAGGGCCACAAGGAGCTACTGGGCCACAAGGAGCTACTGGAGCTACTGGACCACAAGGTCCTTCAGGAGCTGATGGAGCTGACGGTAGTGATGGTTCAGCAACCGTAAGTATCGGCACTACCACAACAGGTAATGCAGGTACTAATGCTTCTGTAACTAACAGCGGCACTTCTACTGCTGCTGTACTTAATTTCACTATTCCAAGAGGTGCGACTGGCGCAACCGGTGCTGCGGGTGCTGATGGAGCCGACGGTGCAACAGGCGCTACTGGTGCTACAGGACCACAAGGGCCACAAGGCGCAACTGGTTCTCAAGGACCGGCAGGACCAGCTGGTTCTGACGGAGCTACAGGTCCGCAAGGACCGGCAGGTACTGACGGGGCTACAGGTCCGCAAGGACCGGCAGGTGCTACTGGAGCCACAGGCGCTACTGGTGCAACCGGTGCAACCGGTGCAGCCGGAGCGGATGGAGCAGATGGTCAAGGCGTGCCAACGGGCGGCACAGCAGGCCAGGTTCTAGAAAAGATTGACGGCACTGACTACAACACGCAATGGGCTACACCTGTTGCGCTTGGCACGGCGCAGACATTTACAGCAGAGCAGACATTCAATGCTGGCTTGTCTGTAGATGGACCGTATGAGCAAACAGCAGAAGCGTTAGGTGCACTCAATATTGATTGCAGCACTGGCAACTATTTCACCAAAGCCATTTCTGCTGATTCGACTTTCACGTTCAGCAATGTCCCGTCATCAGGTACAGCGTTCTCTTTCACTATTGAGATTGAAGTGACTGGGGACCGGACAATTACCTGGCCGACGGCTGTGAAGTTTAATAGTGATACCGCACCAACACTTACAGCAGATAAGACGCATCTTTTTATGTTCGTCACGGATGACGGTGGTACAAGATTCCGTGCTGCCGCGCTTGTTGATTACGTTGATTAAAGAGAGCTGACATGGACCCTACATCCTTCCGAATGTTTATGGCAGCTCCTCCAGTTAGTAGCGCAGCTGAACCAGCGATTGGTGATTCCTATGAGGGAGGTTTTTTCGCTGGTTACATCAGCCAAAATGCAGACGGCGTTGCAACTCATCGCTTGATTGTGGCACCTAAATCTTCAGGTCAAAGCAGCTCTACTTTAACGATGCACAGCACGCAAACTTCCCCAAATGTCACAACGACCTTGTATGACGGGGCAACAAATACTTCAAATTGGGTAACTTTTGGTAACTCGCCAGCTTGCAGCTATGCCACTGGATTATCAATCAATGGCTATTCAGATTGGTATATCGGGGCTCGCTTCGAGATGCAAGTTGTTTATTACAATCTCAAGCCATCAACGACGTCAAACGTCACCAACAGAGGAGCAAACGCCTATTCAGTTCCTATCTTGAGTTCAAATTACACAACGACTGATCCTGGGCAAACTTCTGTAAGTGCCTTTCAGGCTGGAGGCTCAGAGGCATTCGACACGGCTTATTACTGGTGCTCTAGCATTGGTGGCGGTGGCAGAGTACACAGGCATCGATTTAGCAATGGCAACGTTCAGCAGGATGATGCGAACGATCTCAACGTCGTCCGCGCCATTCGTAAGAAAGCTGTTTAATTTTTGCCATGACTTACGTTCTCGCCCCAAACCAAACCGTTCAGACCTTCCCTTACTCAGTAAGGCAGCTCAGACGCGACAACCCAAACGTCAGCTTTCCTAGCAGCCCGTCTGATACAACGCTTGCTAGCTGGAACGTGTTCCCGGTTGTAGATCGTCCAGCGCCTTCTTTTGACCCGGCGACTGAAAACTGCAATCAAGTTGATCCGACCTTGGATAACGGCGAATGGATCACGACTTGGCAGGTTAGGACTGTTGACGCTGATGAGATTGCAGAACGTTTGGCAGACGAATCAGAAAACGTGCGCCAAGACCGCAACCAGCGTCTGGCTGACTGTGACTGGACACAATTTACTGACAGCCCTTTGGCTGGTGCTGACAAGACAAAATGGGCAACATACCGCCAGCAACTGCGAGATGTAACGGCTCAGGCGGGGTTCCCATGGAACGTCACTTGGCCGTCTATACCTAGTGACAGCTAACAACAAAGGATGCAACGCCCTGACCCGATGATGACCGCTAAGCCTGGAGCGGAGGACGTGCAAGCGATGGCGGCTAGGACGCTGTGGATGGAAGAGTTGTTCTTCCTTGATGGCCGCGACATGATCAGCCATCCTCAGCATGGTTTGTTTACTGGCCTTGCCCTTAAATATCAGAGCCTGCAGTCAACTGACGGCTACTGATGGCCAAGTCACTCAACGGGCAAAATTTTGTCCCTAGCCGGCCCAAAAAAACACGTCAGGGTAATGGACAGCACTCGAAAGTGTCACACGGCCGCAAGAAGTATCGTGGCCAGGGAAAACGTTAATTCCATTTCCAATGTTCAAAACTTTTCTTGTGAGTGGTGCCGTCGTTTCTGCGGCAGCTGTGCTGGCATCTCCTGCAGCCAAAGCCGACGGATTTTTCCTGAACCCTGAGTGGAATGGCGCTTGGTCAGGTTCTGACTTTGGCGGTGCTGTTTTTGATGCTCATGTGGGCTGGGAGAAGGGCAACTTCAGCCTGCAGGGAGGCCCCTCCTGGCTTCAGCCTGATGCAGGTGACACCTCTGTCGGTTTTTCTGGCAAGGCAAACGTGTCTGCTCCCGTGGCAGAACCGCTGGATGTTTACGGCGAGGTGTCCTATGCCAAGTACGACGGCCTTGACGCTGGTTATGGCCTGAAGGCTGGCATGAAGTACAAGTTCTGAGCTAGCTTCTAGCTGGAACCTCACACGTTTCTTGGCCCCTCGACAGGGGCCTTTTTGCTATGGGCCAAAAAATTTGCAACTTGCTTGGTGTTCTCGGATTTGTCATGTCTGGCACGATGGCCGTCATGGGCGTGATGGCGTACACGCGCGTGCCGTCGATGGTCAAAAACTACGCCAGCGAGCTGAAGCTAGAGCTGACAAAGACGATCCTTGATCAAGTGCCCGTCCCAGAGATTCCTGAGATGCCAAAGCTGCCAACGGAGACAGGGCCTGCAATCACATCACCATTTTAGTTTCAGCTTGCGGCTCTACTTCTGCAGTGTCCCAGTGGTCAAGCCATTCGCGGAGGGCTTGGCCTGTCGGTGTTGATTTAGGCCAGCGCACAAATTTCAGAAGCGCCGCAGGATCGGTGAACAGCATTGAAGACTTACCAGACCTACAGACATAAACAAGCGGCGGCCCTTCTCTGTGCTTTGTAGCCTCAACAAAAAGCTGACCAGCAACAAACCGCTCTGACTGCATGGAGATCCGAGAAATCGTAATGCCTGAGATTAACTCCTCTGTTGATCTTCCACCTGTAGCAATACCGCAAGCTCCGCCGATCACGTTAGACATCGGCGTTCCTGTTATCGAGCTGCCTCACTTCAATCCAATGGATATGGAGCCTGAGGT